AAAAATAAAATAAAGACAAAATAAGGAGTTTATCTTATGGCTAAGAAGGCTAAGGCTGGTCGTGTGCCTATTCACGATCTAATGAAGCTAGTAAACAAAAAGGCAGGCAGAACAGTCGCTCACAACCTGACAGGCGACAACCCCACAACAGTAAAAGAATGGATCCCAACTGGTTCCCGCTGGTTGGATTCAATTATTTGCAAGGGGCAAGTATCGGGAATTCCCGTAGGGAAGGTTACAGAAATCGCCGGACTGGAAGCAACCGGCAAGTCATATATGGCAGTTCAGATCGCAGCCAACGCCCAAAAGATGGGCAAGATGGTTGTATATTTTGATTCGGAATCCGCCATCGATCCATCGTTTTTGGAAAAGGCTGGATGTGATTTAGAGAACCTAATGTATGTTCAGGCACAATCTGTAGAGTTTGTGCTGGAGACAATCGAGGAACTTCTTGGAGCAACTGACGAGAAGTTGGTATTTATTTGGGATTCGCTGGCATTTACGCCAGCCATTTCAGATGTTGAAGGCGACTTTAACCCACAATCATCAATGGCTGTGAAGGCAAGAATTCTTGCAAAAGCAATGTCAAAACTTGTCATTCCAATTGCCGATCAACAGGCAACGCTGATTGTACTTAATCAGTTGAAGACCAATATCCCCAGAGGGCCAAACGCACACATCCTTGCGATGACAACGCCCTATATTACTCCCGGTGGTAAGGCGATGCATTATTCGTATTCGCTCCGAATTTGGCTAACTGGTCGAAAGGCAAAGAGTGCATACATCAATGACGAAAAGGGATTTCGTATTGGGTCAGAAGTTAAGGTGAAGATCGAAAAGTCTCGCTTCGGAAGCACTGGAAGAAATTGCGCTTTCCGCATTTTATGGGGCACTGACGATATCGGAATCCGAGATGAGGAGTCATGGTTTGATGCAATAAAATCGTCAAGTCGCTTGACAAGTGCCGGCTCGTGGTATACATTATCTATGGAGGGTGGGTATTCTAAGAAGTTTCAGCCCTCCAAGTGGAATGAATTAATCTCAAATGATAATGAATTTCGAGCCAACGTAATTCGTCTAATGGATGAAGAGATCGTGGAGAAGTTCGACCGTCGCGAGGGAGACGCTCAGGCTTTTTATTCTGAGCCGGATGATTTAACTGTTCCACGAGAAGCAGCAAAATAAGGAGAAAAAATGCTAAATCTTACATCAATTCTAATGTTGTTCATGGTTAACGGTGGGGTGGCACATGCAGTGCCTAACGCCCCCGGTGATAGGGCAGACAGCCATCAGTCTGGTCCGTCTGCCCCTGATCGTGATGGTCCGCGCGGAGACGCCTCTGGACCCAAGGGAGGAAAGGATTCCGCTGGTCCAGGTGACCGAGCGTCCGAACCCCGAGGGAATCGCCACCACACCCCCGGATCGAGGGCTGGAGCGCACCACAGCAGACCCGCCGGTGCCCACCACGGAGTCCGCCACGGACACCACAGCAACGCGCGCCCCCCAGCGCATCGACCCCACGGACATGCTCGACACGCACACAAGCATCACAATGGTCATGACTGGCGATGGGAACTGGGACATTGGGTCGGGTGGCATTGGGTACCTGGACATTGGGTTATTGTAATCCGCTTGTAAAGAGTCCAAAATAACTGTTGACAAAGACCTCCTAGTCGGTTATATTAGTATAGTCGGTAGGAGGTTTTTGTTATGAGTGATTGTACTGAGTACAACTCCAAGAGTGCAGATAAGTTTTTTGACTACAGCGGAAAAGTTGGACGACATATGGAATTAGCCAAAAGAATGGCTGCTCAATCTGTATATCCATCTTATCAGCACGGCGCTGTGCTCGTCAAGGGATCCAGCGTTCGCAACACTAGTTTTAATAAGGGAAGCTTTTGCTCCTTTGGGAACAGGTTTCGCAAGGAACCGGGACACGCAACGCTCCACGCAGAACTTGGCGCAATCCTTGGACTTGATCGCTCAATCACCGAGGGTGCAACCATCTTTGTGGCGCGAGTAGGAAAAGAGGGAGATTTTAAAATGAGCAAGCCGTGCTCAATGTGTCACGCTGCCATGAAGCACGTTGGCGTAAAGCGAGTGGTGTATACGATTGATAACGAGATTGCAGGGAGTTATAAACTATGAAAGTGGGCGACATTATTAAGGTAAGATATCCAACAGATGCCTACTTTGCCGGCGAAACTTTTATTGGCGTTGTTACTGGAACATATGCATCTGGATCTGACGTTAATACATTTTGGTGTTTCCGGACAGATTCCGAGCATATAATAGACCCCTATCGTGACGAAATAGAGGTGATGAGTGAGGGCTAAATTTAAAGTTGGTGATTTGGTTAGGGTGGCAAAAGTTCACCAGCAAACAGCAGCCGAGTTCGATGAAATATTTGAGAATTGGGACAATCCAGATTGGGAGAATCCCACGCTGCCGGCAGAGTTCACAAGGGGTATTGGTATCATTATAGAAGCATATCCTTCGGTGCCAGTTACAGGACACCCAGCATTAGACGAAGACGATGGCCATCATTACGGGCTAAACTCTCGTGAGAGATATGATGTGGCGTTTGATGGCGTCGTAAGAGAATTTGAAGTTAACAGACTTGAGGGAGTCAAAAGTAAATGAAAAGAGTATTAATCATCGATGCGCTAAATGCGTATTTGAGAGCATATATTGTTAATCCATCGTTGTCATTAAACGGGCAACCGATTGGCGGTATCAAGGGATTTTTTATGATCCTCCAAAAACTTGTGCGAGAGACTTCGCCCGACGAGGTGATGGTTATATGGGATGGACCTGATGGCTCCAGAAAGCGCAAGACTATGGACAAAAACTATAAGGCGGGCAGGAAGCCGATCAAGTTAAATCGGGCGTTCCACAACCTTACAGACGACGAGGAACTGAAGAATAAGATTTGGCAGCAGACGCGCCTTATCGAGTATTTGAATGAGATGCCCATCGTTCAGGCAATGATTCCGCAGGTTGAGGCAGACGATATTATTGCATATGTCTCGCGACTGCCTTACTATGACGGCTGGCAGAAGTTGATTGTTTCAAATGACAAGGACTTTATGCAAGTTTGCGATGAGGAGACTGTGTTGCTTCGTCCCGTCAAGGGAGAGTATTTAAACACTCGTCGTATCGTTGAGCAAACCGGTGTTCATCCAACAAATATGGCTCTTGCGAGGGCTATCATCGGAGATTCATCGGATAATCTTCCTGGCATCCGTGGTGTTGGTTTCGGCACTATTAAAAAGCGTTTGAGTTTCCTGTCGGAAGAGAAGACATACAACGTTGACGATGTTATTGAACATTGCGAAGGTGTCGAGAGTAATCTTAAATTTTATTCTAATGTTATCGAAGGAAAAGAACTCATCGAGCACAATTATAAGATGATGCAGTTGTATTCTCCGCAAATGTCCATTCAGTCGAAGATTCACGTTAAAGAATCGATTGAAACATTTGAGTCCACCTTTAATAAAACTGAAATTATTGGTATGATGCGCGAAGATGGCTTCGGAGAGTTAAACTGGGAGGATCTCAAAGAAAAACTGAATCGTATCAATTATCAGTATCATCTTCCACAAAATTGATCACATTTAGCATTGACATTAGGAGTGTCTGTGGTATACTTACCATTACATAGAGAGGGGTTAATGGTTCCATCCGATAACAGTAGTTTCGCAAGATATGGCAAAGCGTTTCAAGAGGGGTTAGCGCAGCTTATCTTCGAAGACCGGTCGTTTGCCGAACAAATCACAGAGGTTCTAGACGTTAGTTTTTTAGAACTTGAGTACTTGCGCGTCTTTGTAAAAAAGATCGTCAATTACCGCGCAAAATATAGCGCGCATCCGTCTGTTGATGCGCTCATTTCAATTCTCAGAACCGATCTGGAAGATGAAAATGAGATAATCCAAAAGCAAGTCAGAGAATATTTTGCGCGCATTCACACCAAAGAACTCGATGATATTAAATATATTAAAGAGACAGCATTAGATTTCTGTCGAAAGCAGAACTTAAAAGAAGCGATGCTTAAGTCCGTGAATTTATTACAGAGTTGCTCGTTTGATGAGATTTCAAAGGTTATTAATGACTCACTTAAACTTGGTTCAGAGACCAATTTCGGTTATGATTTTATTGAAGATTTTGAGGAGAGATATAAGCCAAGGCACCGAAATCCTTTAACAACTGGCTGGGGAGACATTGATAAAATTTGTGGTGGTGGCTTGGGTAAAGGCGAACTTGGAGTGGTGATCGCCCCAACTGGTGCCGGCAAGTCGATGGTATTGGTTCACCTGGGAGCGCAGGCAATTCAAGAGGGGAAAACTGTAGTCCATTATACACTTGAACTATGCGACACCGTGATCGCCAACAGATATGATAGTTGTATTACTGGCTACCCACTTTCAGACTTGCCTTCATTTAAAGAAGATATCTTTGAACAAATTAGTGAGATTGATGGTAAACTAATAATCAAAGAATACCCCACAAAATCGGCATCACCAAACACCATTCGTTCGCACCTTTCGCGCCTTGTAAAACGCGGAATTAAACCCGGCGCAGTCATTGTGGATTATGCAGATTTATTAAGACCAATTGTTGTAAGAAAAGAACTTCGGAACGAACTCGAATCTATTTATGAAGAGCTACGAGGCATTGCAAAGGAATTTGAGTGTTCCATCTGGACGGCTTCTCAAACGAACCGATCCGGTCTTAACGCAGAGGTAATCACGATGGAACAAATTTCGGAAGCGTTCAATAAATGTTTCGTAGCGGACTTCATTTTTTCTGTTTCTCGCACAATCGAAGACAAGCAGAAGAACCAGGGAAAGATATTTATTGCCAAGAATAGAAACGGGCCAGATGGGATAGTTTACGATATATTTATGGATACGTCCAATGTGAAAATTCGCATCTTACCAAAGGCTCCCGGTGTCACAAACCAAGCGCAATTAAATCCAGTCGCCCTAACGTCAAAAATGCAGAAAGAGCTATTACAAAACAAATATGAAAAATTTAAGAGGAGACCATAGCCAATGAGGACATTAGAGAATACACGCCGTTTTAGATTATCAGATACTTTCATTGAGCCTTATAAAGAACAGGAAGTCCCGTGGGGACCACTTGGCTATGTAACGTTTAAGCGGACGTATTCTCGTCGGTTGAACGAGTTTGATCCGGACGCCACAGGCAGCGAAGAGTGGTGGCAGACATGCCGACGCGTCGTTGAGGGAATGTTTAATATTCAGAAGCAGCACGTTATCACCCTTGGGCTCGAATGGAATGATTCCAAGGCACAGAGAACAGCCAAAGACGCCTATGATCGGCTTTTTAATTTGAAGTGGACTCCTCCCGGTCGTGGTCTCTGGATGATGGGCACCAAATTTGTTGAAGAGAAGACGGGAGCAGGACTTTTTAATTGTGCTTTCCGATCCACCAAGGATCTCTCCACGAAGGGTGGTTATTTATTTTCGTGGATGATGGACGCTCTTATGCTGGGTATTGGTGTTGGCTTCGATACGCTGGGTGCTGGCACGATCACGATTCGAGAGCCACAATTTACAAACGATGTACACGTCATTGATGACTCCCGAGAAGGTTGGGTCAATTCAGTACATATGCTATTGGATGGTTTCTTTTTTGGTAACAGGGTTCCTAAATTTGACTATTCGGCAATCCGCCCCTTGGGCGCCCCTATCCTTGGTTTCGGTGGAACTTCCAGCGGCTATGCGCCCCTGAAAGAAGTTCACGACAATCTAACAGAATTGTTCACCGACAAGGTTGGGGAAACCATCACCTCCGTCGATATTGTCGATGTTGAAAATCTTATTGGGCGATGTGTGGTGGCTGGCAACGTTCGTCGTTCGGCTGCGTTGGCGTTGGGAGAATATAACGACAAGCATTATCTTGAAATGAAGAACGATCAAGAGAAATTATATCACCACCGCTGGGGTTCCAATAATTCTTTTCACGCCAAAGTCGGCATGGATTATACGTGGCAC